CGTCCAGAGTGCCGCTTCGGGGAGCATCCGTTCTGCCATCTGCTCCTTGATTGCGTCATCCATCTGGTCTGCATCCTGCAATGTAAGAATCCTATCTCGGATCGCCCTATCTGAGAGCAATGGCGTCGGGCCCTCTCGTGCGATCTGAGCCATTGAGAACCTGGTCATGTCGTCCTGTGGCAACTGTCCAACCAAATTGACCACTGGTTGTCCGGTATCTTTAATCATCTCTGGGGTAATCTCCTCGGTGAAGAACATTCTGTTCCTATCCATCCCCGAGAGTTCCATTGATTTGAACGATCCGACAACATACTGATCGGAAATCAGATTGAAGATCATGCGATACGCCTTCTCGACCGACCGCAGATACTTATTCACCACAGTTTCCACGCCCTGTCGGAGCGTATTGATTGCGAATCCTGACAGTTGGAACGGGACTTCTCCGTACACTGAGTAGGGGAGTGATCCCCGTTGCATCTCACCGGAGATAAGACTCATAAACGCCCCAGTCTCCTTTGCCATTTCGAGGAGTCCAAGGGGTTCCACGTTCTCATTCTGTGCAAGTGAGATCTCCGAGCCTTCCAAGTACGGGTCTTCGTCCAGGGTTTTCATTCCGTCCCGTGATCGGACGATCAATCCCTGGCGACGAGATCGTGCGGTCAGCTCCAGAAGGGTACTCATCATCATGTTATGTTTCGGATACAGATCTCTGGTTGATCGAAAGACCGATTCCCCGACATCAGCGATAGTATCCTGCATGGTGGACTGGGAGAGTGCCACAATATATGGGTTCGCCCCGACTGGGCCGATGAACACTGGCACCTGATCCGCTCCATGCCGTTGTTGCTTCTTCACCACCCGTATTAATGGGTTGGTCTTCGAGCCGTTATACACCAAGATGGTGTTCATCTCTTTGTCGTAGAAGTCGTAGACCTCAATTCCATCAACACTATAGGGAGTTTCCCAGTCAACCTTGATATTGTACTGGGAAAATATCTGCTCTTTGGTCTTTGGCATCTTGTAACACGCCCACTCCAGTCCGTCAGGGCCAGACTCCCAATAGGTATGAAGCGGATCCCACGGTGTGATATCCACATAGGTTGACCCATCCGGTCGTTTCGCGAGCAGGGCTCTGCCTGCGTACCATCCGCGGATAGCGGAGTACCAGGATAACTGATCTCGTAATTCTGGGAGCATCATGTGACACAATCGTTCGTTTGCCGCACGTTCTATGCCGATAAGGAACCGTTCCTTGAGATCATTCCGTTCTCGAAGGTCGGGATCGGCACCGTCGTGTGGAATCCGCACCGTCATATCGGCCCCAGAGATCCACCCGATGATCTTCTCTGCGAATGTTTGGGGTTCGTTACTTGTATAGGACTGATAGCCCTCGCCTGCGTCGTACGGCTCTAGCCGATAGAGCGCATGGTCATCCTGCATCCGTTGACGCAGGGGTTCAGTGGCATCGTAGTGCCCCTCAACCAGGGCGATAATGTCTTCCGGTTTTCGTCGTGCCATTTATGCCCACCTTTTTACACGGATACGATCTCTTCCCTCAATATATCCATATCCCCAACGGTCAACCAGGCCATAAATCACCGCTTTGACCCCGTGATTGTTCTTATCCTCTGGAATATCGCCAACGATATTCCCTTCACGGTCGGTCTTCCAGCGGTACGCCTTCGTCTGTCCGTCGAACGGGTTGGGCGCTGCGCCGAATTCCGACAGTATACCATGACATTTCGGATTAAATACAATCCTGCTTGCATGGGTTCGTGGATCAATTCGTAACCAGCCCTTGAGTCGCTCTGTTCCTTCATTGATTTTTATTTTCTGGGACGAGAGGTACAGTCCCGTTTTTGCGAGCCAGACCTCTGCCGGTGCAGCCATCGCCTGATGCTGGGTTCCGGCAATGTCGATGACCCCGAACTTAACGTCCGGCCACCATGCCCGAGATTGGGCGATATCAATAATATCGTCGGTGATGAGTCCTTGTTCGTAAATTTCGTCAATAACCCGTACCTGTTCGCCGATAATCTGCACGACTTCGACAGCGTAGGCTCCCGCATATCCTGGATCCATCCATAGGTATACCGGCTCTCCAGGCTCATACTCCACCTCTCCCACATGAATATCTGGTCGAAACTCTGGGAAGACCACACCTTTTGGCGGGGAGGGGATCCCTTCGATCCGTTCCATAAAGAAATCGTCAGAGGAGACATCCCTGAGCCGTAGAATTTCTGGGTCTTTCGCACCGCCTGGGTACAGGTATACATTCGTATAGCTCGGGAGGGAGAACGACCGCGCTTCTTTATCGGCCCCTGATCCCCAGGCAGTGAACATTTGGGGATACCAGCCGAGGCTTCCCTCAAATGTCCCCGACAAAAACATCCAGCCCCGCTTTGGAGCGCACCGGCCGCGTAATCGGAAGTACGTTTCCATGTCGAGCTGGCTTGCCTCGCATGCAAGAATCCCATTTGGGGCTCTCATTGCGAGTGTTCGGGGGTCTTTTGCGGATTTCGTCTCTATACGGGTGCCATCCGCAAGCAAAAGGTGCCCTGGATCGACCCGCTTCGACGCTTCTTTGAGGATACCGAGTGCAGAAAAATCTTGTAAGAGGTATTCAAACTCTGCCCGTGTCCGTTCATAGTCTGCGGCGACGAGCCAATACAGTCCACGTTCCTCAGTTTCGGCGAACCTACCAAGGAGATACTTACTTGCGATGAGGCTTTTGCCTGCCTGCTCACCGCCAGCAATAAGATTATACCGATAGGGGGACTCAAGAATGGTCTTCTGCTCGTTCGTTGGAGCGAATCCCACCTTCTCAAACAGGTAGTCACGGAGGCTTGGGCCCTTCGTGAGTGTTGCCATACTACCTCTTCTTCCCGACCTTATCCTGCTTTCGAGATTTCTTCCGAGCCTTCTTCCGTTTCTTTGCTTCGCTATTCCTTGCCATGACTAGACCTCACCTATCCCCACGCAATATCTTTCTCGGTGATTGATCCGTAGTCATCTTCTTGCGGAGGAGCATCCTTCCGTTTCGTGAGGATGTCCGCTAAGGTATCCTGAATATTGGCAGGAAGTTCCTCGCCGACGACCTCTTCTTTTTTGCCGACCTCTTTGGCTGCTTTCCTCCACTCCATGATAAGCTCCTTCGCACTATCTTCGCTCATTGCTACCTGCGGTCGGTACTTGCTCGGCATGTTTGCGTTCAGCAACGCCATCAGCAACACATCCGACCCACGGGATTTGTCTGGGTTTCGTATACGGTCGAGCGCAATGTCCTCAAGACCCTCGGCAAAGGCCAGCTTTGCGTCCTCGAACTCCTTTGCGAAGTCCAAGTCGTGCCGCGTCCAGTACACATAGCTGCTCCGCTGGATGTCGGTCGCACGGCAGGCGGCGCGGATCGTCCCGTTTACCGCGTATGCCTTCAAGAACAGCTCTTTCTTCTTCTCGGTAGGCATGCCACCCCTCATGTCTTCCCCCCTGTCGTGCGCGCACGCACGGTTAGTTTATTTAATATATATATACTAAAGAATAATTACTACTACCCCCCTTAAGGGGGTAGGTAGTAGTAATTATTCTCTTATTAATTAACTTAAGTATAGTAGTTTTCATCTCATTTTCTACAATTACTCGATAATTACTCGGTAATTACTAGTAATTCCATGGTAATTATCTCATTTGTGTCAAGTATTCGTATATTTTTCTTACGATTTACTTCGATAGGGTTTCTTTTTAGTAAAAAAAGTTTGGTAAGGGTATCTTCATACACCACACATTAACTACAAGCCATCCCCCCTACCAATAAAAGAAGGAAGAACGCCACACAACCACCCCAAGCACGCACGCTCTCTAACACCAACGAACCAACCAGCCAACTACCCCACGCACTACCCCACGCAGACACAAGCCTACGGAATCCGTAGTCAAAGGGGATCACGACTAACGGGTTCGTAGGGGGGAGAAAGAAAGAGAGAGATAAAATAGACCAGTCTATATATTATTACTTATCAAAGTAGACCGATTGGTCTATTTTCTATATATGAATTGGAATACATGAAATGAATTTCAGGTGTTTATTCCTATCTGAGCGAGAAAAAGCTGTTTTTTATGGGAGACGATACGGCATAGTTCTATAACCTCCCTACATCCCTTTAAGGCACAACCAACCAACACCGCCTTAACGCTTCAATTCAAGCCATAGATGCTACCCATTATCTCCCCGATTAGATACGATTCTTTGGTTTCGTTCTAAGAAATGCAATATGTTTTCAATAATCGTTGACAAAGTATTGACAGAACAATAAACATTCTGTATTGTAGCTATTAGTTGACA